TTATTTCGACGGCGCCAAGGGCTTCCAGCCGCAATTCTTCGCGCCCGTCTGGTTGTGCTCGAGGATGGCGCGCGCCGTGGCATCGGTCAGCACGTCCGCCTTGTCGAGGTAGATCGGTTTCGTCCAACTGCAGGCCGTGTCGATCACCTTGGTACGAGTTTCCACCTGCACGGGCTGTTGCACCGGCGCCGGGCATCCAGCCAGCACCAGGCTACTTGCGAGTCCAAGAATCCAGCGCATCTTTCACCTCCTCGGTTGTCATGCCGGATACGGCGCTATCGGTTGCGGTGCGCGCCGCCGCGGCGTCACTCCCGGCCTGCGCCGCGGTGGAGTTGGCCTGTGCGTCAGCCGTCTGCTGCTGCACCACCTGCGCGTGCGCCTCGGCCACCTTCTGATCGGCCGCGGCTGTCGTCGCTTTGGCCTGCTGGTGGCGGAACAGGCCGAAGATGATGCCGGCCGCGCCGGCGATCAAACCAATCAGCGCGCCAGCATGCGCGGCAAGGAAGGCGGCGATCATTTACGGCCTCCCTTCGCGGCCAGGTTCCTGAGGCGCTGCCGCTCCGCAATGCGCTTGGCGGGGCTGGCACGCTTCTTTTGGGGCTTAATGCCGCGCTTGCGCTTTTCGCTCTCGTCGTATTCGATCTCGACACGCCTACGTTCGCGCGCGAAGAAGCGTTCGGCGTTGCGGTTGGCGGACATCACGGCAGCGATCGGATGGTCGTCTGCAAGGGTTCGCATATCAGCTCCATTCACCAGTCAGGAAAAGTTCTCTCTCCGCCGCGCGCCGGCGCTTCAGGCCATCGCTCACCACGCCGCCGGCGCGGTTCCAGACGAGGAACTGGTCAGCTGCCGCCGGGCGCGCGCCGGCGTTGAGCATGCGCAGCAGCGTCGACGGCGCGCCGCTCGTCAGCACCACGATGCCGTCCCGACCGGGATCGCCGGCGCGCCGCGCCCGGCCCGGTCCGACGTTGTTCATGATGCTGACCATGGCAGCCTTTTCGTGCGGCGCCAGCACCACGGTGACGGCGCGGTCGACCAGCTCTGCCGCCTGCTCAAGGTTCGCATCGTGGCGCGCGTCGGCGGTGGCCTGCGTCCACGTGGTGCCTTCGCGCACGTCAGGCCCGGTCGAACCCCAGCCGCACGTCCACGGCGCGCCGGAGAGCGCTCGCAGCGCCGGGTCGGCGGGGATCGGCATGCCGCCCAGCACCTGATACCAGATGCCGCGCGCCTGCAGGGCCTTGCCAAGCGGCGAGGCCGGATCCGGATATGCGGTCAGGTAGCAGCTCTCGAAGTGCTGAGACAGCGGGCGGCAGAGGGCGAGCCAATCGAGCCCCGGCCCGCCCGGCGAGGCTTGCTGGATGGGCGTTTCCGGCTGCGATACTTGCATGGGTGTCGCGGGCGGCAAGAGGTCCGGCGGCACCTGGCGCACCGGCGGTTGCGCGAGCTGCACGGCATCCGGATGCGCCGGGGCGCCCGGGGCTACTTGGGGGCTCGCCTCGGGCAATGTGGGCCGCGCCGCCGGGCGCCGGAATAGCGCGAGCACTGCGGCGATCAGATCATTGATCATGACGGCTCACCTCGAGCACGCGGGCAATCATCGTGATCACCAGGCCGATCACCGGGACGATCGTGGCCGGCGCCTTTGGGAAGTAGGTCATCACCCAAGGCGCGATCGACGGCCAGTTGTCCGAGAGGAGGGAGAACAAGTGCGGCATGGCGGCCAAGACAGCGGCGCCGATCGCCAGCAGCCGCATCTCGCTCCACTTCCACGCCTCTTTCCAATCTTCGACGAGACGAATTTTCACTTCGACCACCTCCGGGTATCCTCGCGGCCGCCGGCCGCATTGTTGAGCAAGTAATTGCGGATGTAGCTGACGTCGCTGCTGATATCGCGCAGCTGCTGGTTCGTGTCCGACTTCTGCTGAATCTGCGTCTGCTCGATACGCGTCATCCGATCGTCCTGGGCCTGCGCATGTGCCTCGACCTTGTCGACGCGCGAGATCACCGCGAAATAGGCCAACACGATCGAGATGACGCCGCCCAAGATCGCCATCACGAGCGACTGAACGTTGACCGTCATATCCAGGAACCGCTTACCGCCGCTGGGGGATGTGCTCATGTACAGACCTCAACCGATGAAGACAACGGAATACCGCGGCGAGGCCGAATTCGCGCCAGGCGAGAACACGGACTGGACGCTGATCTGATCGCCCGCAAGAACAGCCGTCGGCGGGCTCGGTTCGATCGTCACGCCGAACTGACCGGCCGGCACAATCGCGCCTGCTACGGCGACGCCGTTCTTGCGAAGGTTGAACGTGAAGGTCTGGCCCGACGCCGGCGCGTTGTCGAAGAACACGACAAGTCGGCGAATGAATCCATCGAGCGGCGCGCACCATCCCTCATTCGTCAGGCCGCCGACACCGCCATTCGCGCCGTAATCGAGCGCAGTGTTTGGCGCCTGCGCGGCCCTCGCTACGCCAGCCAACGGATAGACCGTGTCGAACTTGCCGTAGAACTCGCAGCCCTTCGCAATGCTGTTGCTGCCGGTGAGATTGACCAGTGCAGTCCAGTGAGCGGGATCGTCGATCTGCCACACGACGAGCTTGTTCCCATCCGACCCGTTGAGCTCCTGGAAGCACGTGTTCGCGACGCCGAACGGAGACTCGAACTTGATGTTCGTGAAGTTGTTGTTGAACGAGTGGTCGAGGATGACGGCGCACCAGCCCACGTTGGTGCTCTGGAAATAGCAGTTCGAAAACTGCCCGTTCACCGAGTTGAGCTGATAGAACGTGTGCTGCAACGCGTTGTCGAAGGTGACGTTCGTCCAGCGGAAGTGCGTGTTGTTGCCATCGAGACGAACAACGTTGATCTTCGCGTTGTAGGGATGCGAATTCGAGATATAGGTGGTCTGGGCGTTGATCTCGGCAAACAAGCAGTAGTTGACCTGGAACTGCCCGTCCATCTGGAAGTTGTCGATAGACGAGTCGGAATGCCATGCGCCAAGCGCGATCCCGGCATTTCCAGCCGTCGTCGAGTAGATCCGGATATTCATCACGCGCACGTCGTGCGCATAGGTGCTCGAGGTCGGGTTACCGTCGAGCTTCAGCGAGCTGAGAGTAGCCGGCGTGTTGTTGAACGATACGTCGAGGATATCCAGCGTCTGGCAATAGGTCGTGTCGAGCGTGTTGGCCGTGCCAGCCGTTCCATCGAAATTCAGATTGCGAATCGTGCCGTGCGAATTGAAGCAGTTCTCCGCCATGCTCGGGTAATGCAATCCGCCACCCGTCTGCACGAAAGTGCTCGCCGGTCCCGAGCCGAACAGCACGTGATTCGTCACCTGGGGAATCACGAGGTCGCTATGGACGAACCGTCCCTCGGGAACTTCCCATATCGCGAGGCCGCAGTTCAAGCACGCCTGGATGCGCGCGGTGTTGTCGCCCACGTCGATCCCATCGGCCACTTCGCCGCGGCGCGCGCCGAACTGCATGATCGATACCGTGTCGATCAGCTGCAGTTTCCATCGGCCGCCGTCGTTGGCGACGATGACGGTGCCACCGTTGTCGAGACTCGAAGTGTCGTTCGGATCGAGCTGATATGGGCCGCCTCCGCCGTCGTGCGATCCGTAGTAGCCGGTCGCAAACGCCATCGTGAAGATCAACGACGAGAGCGTGCGCAGCATCGCGATCGAGGTGACGTTCTTGTTCAGACCGGATTTAACGGCCTGAGCCAACGTGGTGCCGTCTGGCAGCCCGATCATGCCCGCGCCGTCCGTGCCAGCCAGGTCATCCGAAGACGCTGACGAGGAGACGACCTGGTCCCAGATCGTCACGTCGAACACGTCCTGCACGACCTGGCGATAAGTCCCGCTACCCCAGATCGTTGCTTGCCCGCGAGAGTCGAGCACAACCGGGTTCGTATTGGGCTCGGTCATGGCCGAGTCCTGATACGTGTCTTTTTTGGTAGTGGTCCCCGGTTCGTAGAATGTGACGGATCCGCCCACCAGAGGCTTTCCGTTCTGATCGATGAACTGGACCCGTCCGTTCGGAAGGATGGATGCCATTGCCGCTCCAAAACAAAAAGGCCGCCCGGAGGCGGCCTATAATCGAAAAACCCCGCACTGGGCGGGGTTCGGGGTACTTCATGAAAACCGTTAAATGGCTATTGAAAGTCGCAGCGCTCGTTCTGGTGATCGTTACCGGCGCCTGGTTTCCCTTGAGCATCTACACCATCGTGTGCGACGGCGACGAAACAAATTGGGTATGGCGCTGGCTCTACGAAATCGTCAAACCTATCGACCTTTTTTTGAGTTCGCGCGCATAGCATCAAGCAATCGGTTTGCATCGCCCTGAAGGCGAGTGGCAGCCGCGCCCTGGGCCAGCTTGTTGCCTGCCCAGCTGCCAGCCGAGCCGCCGAGCGTTGCGCCCGCCGGGCCGCCCACCGCTCCTCCAATCCCACCGCCGATAGACGTTGCAACTTTCTGCGCATGGCGCTCGAACAGGCTACCTTTCGCAAGGCGCTGCGTCTGAAGCCCGGCCCCCTCGTAGGAATGCACGCCCGGCATGATCTGGCCGGCATAGTTGAGAGCGTGAAAGCGCTGGATCTCATCCGGCGGAAACGTCTCGAGGATCTTCTGCCCCACCACCGAATTGAGCGTCTTGTTCGCGCTGTTCTGGTTCCACACGCCCGACTTCCCCGCGCCCTGCTCGTACACCTCGCGCGCGAGCGCTCCGGACATTTCGTCGCGCGCCGCCGCGGCCTGCTGCTGCAGCTCGACAGGAACGGCGGGAATGCCTTCTGGGGCACCACTGATGCGGCCGCGCGATAGATCGTCGAGCGTGTTGTAGATATGCCGCCACTGATCCAAGGGCATGTTGTTCAGGCGCGCGGGAATCTGCTCGAGCGCCGCTCCGGTTTTCACCCCGTTCGGATCGGCATCCCCGAACGCCTGTCGAAAACCGCGCGCGCCGGTGATCGTCTGCTGTGCCTGGTGGAGCGCGTCACCCATTTTGTAGGCATCCGAGCCAGCGGCCGCGGCAATGTCCTGATCGATCGCTCGGTTGATCGCGCCGAGCGTCCTGGCGTTTCCGTCGTTCCAGTCTGCGTTGTTGGACTTGCGCACCGCATCCCACGCCGCGACACTGCCAGGCGCCGTTGTTTCGCCGGTGATCGGATCGCGGAATCCTGTCGAGCGCGCGAGATCGATCAGTCGCGAGATCCCGGAAATCACCCGGCTGTTACCACTTCGTTCCGCTTCAGCAAGAAACTGGGGATCGGACAGCAGGTCATCGACATGCGTTGATCGGATCGGGTTGCCGCCAGACTCGATCCGCGCCTGGTCGTAGATCTGGTTCTTCGCCTGCTGGAAATAGTCGTTCAGGCTGTCGGGCCCGAAGAAGGCGTCGTTGATGACCTGGCCGCGTTGCTCGTTATTGATCAGGTTCGGGTTCGCTCCCGTCGCAGCAATGCGGTCCTGCGCATAGTTCGACAGCGCCTGTTGCTCGCGCGCGATCTGCGCGCGCAGTGCGACCTGCTCGGGCGTATTGTCGGAGCTGCGCGAAAGCGTGTATTCGCTGCGCAGTGCGTCCTCGTTGCCGGTGATCACGCCGGTGCGCACCGCGTCGTTCTCCGGACCCAGCACCTCGTTGGCGATCTGTGCGCGAACCGCCTGCTCAGCCGGAGACACGTCTCCGGAACCTTTGACCACCTTCACCTGCGGGAATGCCGAACTCCCGCCGCGGGCAGCTTCTTCGCCCGTCAGCTGGCCGGCATACGGGTTGAGATCGGTCTGTGCCGCGCCAACGCCGCGGAGCGAGGAGGCCTGAGTATTCGCGGTGGCGCCTGTCGGCGCCGCCGTCGAGGTGTTGCCCTGCGAGTCCGTATAGAAGATCGACCCGGGCTGCGCCTCGGGCGCGGCCGAGGCAGCGCCGCCGCCGGGCGCGGCGCCAGGCTGCGGCATGCTCGGCTCGACGCGTGCCGCGGCCGGAGTCTCGGCCGCCGGCGCGCCGGCAGCCAGCGCGCGATCGATGCCTGCAGCCGCACCACGGGCGCCCGCGAAACCCGCGCCGCCCCCCACAGCGCCGGCCAGCATCTGCACGAGCGGGTTCGCACCGGCCTGCGCCGCCGCTTGGCTGGACATCGCGCCCGTCGCGCCACCGATGATCTGAGAGCCAGGCGCCGCGGCCAATTCGGTGCCGATCGCCCGGATGATCGGGTTCGCCACATCGGCAACAAGGGTGCCAGCTTTCGCGAGCGGCCCGGCGCCGGCCATGCCGGCCGCACCGGCATTGATGACGCGCTCGAGGGCGTTCTGCGGCGCCGGCGTGATGGCATCGGTGGCGCCCCGGATCGCGTCGCCGGGATTGTGGAGGTGTGCACCGAACAGCGTATTGATCGTCGCGTTCAGCGGCGCGCCGAACAGATCTACCGCATCGGCAATCCCGTGCCCGGCCGCGCGCGCCGTCAGGCCAAGTTGACGGCCGAGCTCGCCGCCAGGCCAGGATGCGGCGGCCGCTGGCGGTGCCGAAGAATCCGGCGCAGACGCGGCAGCCGCCGGCGCCGCGGCGGCTGCCTTCGACGACATCACGCTGTTTGCCATGGCGAGCAGCGGATCATCACCCGGTGCTGCGGCCGGCCCGGGCGCCGTCGGCGAGCTGGTCTGCGGCGTGGCCCCCGTAGCTGCCGGTTGAGCTGGCGCCGCGGCTGCAACCGGCTTGCCCGACATCACGCCGCTCGCCATGTCCAGAAGCGGATCACCACTCGAACCGGACGATGCGGGTGCACCGGAAAATCCCGGGGATGCTGGGGCCGCGCCTGGGGATGCCGGGTTGATCTGCTGCCCCGTCGGCGAGATAACCGGCGCCGCGCCCTGCTGGGCCGGCGTCAGTTCCGAAGCGCTCGCGCTGCCGGACAGCGCGGATGCGATCGCGCTCCCGAACTTCCTCACCATATCGACAGCGCCGGACAGCTTGCTCGCATACTTCGAATCCTCGGCGTAGCCGCCGGACTGGAGCGCCTTGCCATAGGCCGCCGCATCCGAGCCGGTGCCGAGCGCATCCTGGTAGCGGCCGGTGATCAGGTTCGCGAAGTCGCTCCCGAAGGCGGCCGGCGTGGCATACGCTCGATACTGGTCCGTGCTGCCCGTCTGGTTGTCGGTCGCCGCGACCCCGGCGCCCTTGATGTTGCCGAGGTTGTTGGTGCCGGGGACCAGCGACTTCCCCCACCCCGTTTCGAGGCCCCACTGGCCGAGCAGCACGTCCGGCGAGACCCCGATGCGCTGGCCGACGGCGGCGGCCACCGGTGCGTATTGCTGGACGAAACCGAGAATGTCGGCCATCAGAATGCCCCCAGCGCTTTCATGGCCTGATAGTCCTGCACCCAAGACTGCAGCTTGCCCTCGGCCTGCAGCTTCTGCATGGCTGCCTGCTGGGCTTGCGGATCAGGCAGCGAGCGGATGTAGGACACATCCGGATTGAACGCCTGGTTCCACTTTGCCTCGAACTGCGGCAGCTGGCTGGTGTTGTTACCGTTCTGGCCGAGGAAGGTGGTGGCCGCCTGCTGGCGGTCGAGCAGCGCCTGTTGCAGGCCGCGCGCGTGCGCGATCGACTCCTGCAGGGCCGGCAGGTTCATGTTGCTCGGGTCGGGCTGACCAGCCTTGGCCGCGGCCACGCGCGCATCGCTGCCCGACAGGCCGAGCGACTGCGCCGCCTGGTCTGCCGCGCTGTTCAGGTAGCTCGTCAGCAACTGGTAGTCCTTCACGCTGTCGCCCGTCACCTTGCTGCCGAGCCCGACGGCGTTCGCCAGCGTCTGCACGACGCCGCCGGCGCTCGCGATCGGGGCGGCACCCTTCCCTGCCGTGATGGCGCCATTCAGAGCTTGGCTCGCGAGATCGTAGGTCTGCATCATCGGCTTGGCCTGCGCCGCGGCCGTCTGCAGCGTGTTGTAGCGGGTCGCCGCGCCCGAGGCGATGTCGCCGGCGCCGAGCGGCGCGCCGGTGGCGTAGCCGCCGCCCGGCTGCTGCGGAACCTGGCCGCCCGCCATCTGCCCTTTCGTGTACGTCGTAGGCTGGCCGTTCTGGTTGATCGTGATGCCTTGCGAAAGCGCGTCGCTCGGCGAGAGTCCGTTCTGCACGGTGTATCCGACCGTGCCGACGCCGCCGCCGGCCGCGAGCGGGTTCTGGTTGACGGCCACCGTGGCCGGGCCGGTGTTGATCTGCGCGTACTTCGGCATCATTGCATTGAGCTGCGTCTCGCCATTCAGCGCGGACATGTAATGCTGCTGCACCCACCCGCGCAACGCTTGCGGATCCTGCGGCATGGACTGCAATTCCGCCTGATACACCTGCGGCGTGATCGCGCCGGCCTGCAGCTGCGTGCCAGCGAAGTTGATGACGTCGTTCGGCGAAAGATCCGGCTTCGCGAGCAGGCTGCCCAAGCCCTGCCGCAAACCCGACTGCGCTTTGATCGATTGCTCGAGCTGTCCGGTCTGAAGCGTGGTCTGCGCCTGCTGGTTGTCGATCAGGCTTTTCGTCAGCGCCGGGAGGTTGTACGCGCCAGCCGGATTCGCTGCAAGGTCACCTTTCACGGCGTTCCAGTCGGTCGCTCCTTGGGGGTCCGTATGTGCCTGGATCGCTTGCGACACAGCCTGGTTCGCGCCGATCTGCTGCTGCAGCGCATTGCCTTGCGCGTTCGCCATCCGAAACTGCGCAGCCTGGAGAGCCGTCTGCAGCGGGTTGCTGGCTGGCGCCTTCGCTTGGAGCGGGATCGAGGTATCGAGTGCCATTCGTATCTCCCTTAACTACCCGCCGGGGTCCAGCCCGGAATGCCGATAGCGCCGGTCGAGCCATTGCCGCCGGCATTGTTGGTGAGCAGTCCATAGGTCAGCGCGTTGCTTCCGATACCGCTGAGCGCATTGGTCAGTGCGTTCGACGAGCCGACCGTCCCCGAGGCGATCGCATTGGCCCCGCTCGTCAGCGTGTTGCCGATATTGCCCGCCGTCGCCGCGCCCAGCGACCCGTTCGTCGCAGCCGCGTTCTGGCCGCTGTTGACGAGTCCCGTCAGGCGATTGACGTTGTTCGCCGCCGTGTTGTAGTTCGTGTTGAACACCCCCTGCGCCGTGCCGAAATTGGCGTTGTAGGCGCTCAGCGCGCGATTGAACACGTCGTTATAGGTCGAGTCGGCCAGGCCGGTCGCATAGTTCGAGGCACCCTTGAGCGCCGCGCCGGAGGTGCCGAGGCCACGCGCCGCGGCACTGTTCTGGACCGACTTCAGGCCCTGCCCCAACGTGAACTGATAGCCCGGCGTGGCCTGAGCCTGCGCCGCCGTCGGCGCCGTGAAGGCTCCGTAGCTGAACGTCTGCTGCAGCGGATTGTTGGGGTTCGTGCCGTTGAACGAATAGGAGCCGTCCCCGTTCTGCGTGACGTTGTAGCCCATCGCGGCCAGCAGCGGACTGATGGCCGACGTGCCCAGCTGCAGATACGGCTTGAGATTGGCCTGGGTCTGCTGCCATTGCTGGTTCTGGAGATCGGCCGCCCGGTTCGCGGCGTCCGCTTGCGTGTCTGCCGCGCTGCTCGCCGCGCTGGAACTCACCGCGGCACCGGCAAGCCCGGTTGCCGCGCCTACACCGATTGCTGCTGCGACCATATCGATCCCCTCACAGCCATTTTTCGAACGTCATTTCGACCGGCTCGAAGTCGAGATGGCGAAACAGCGCGCTGGCATCGTGCGCCACCTTGCAGCCCACTGCCCAGCGCTTCACGCCACGTCGACGCAGCGCCTGCTCCACGAATCGGAACATCTGCGCACCGATCATCGCGCCGCGACGCGTCTGCTCCACGAAGAAGATGTCGGGAGTGCAGGTCAAGCATGAGCGGTAATGGAGCGCCGGCGCAACGAAACCGACGAAGTAGGCGACGATCGCGCCCTCGCTGCGGCCGATCACCATCAGCAGCGTGCCGTCGGCCTCGCGCGCGCGATACGCCTCGACCTGCGGCTCGAGCGGCACGCCATGGTCCTTGTGCGTGGAGATCTCGCCGTAATGCTCATGCAGCAGCGGCAGCATTTCCCCATAGACCTCGGAAAAGCGCTCGATGTTGAACGTGATCATGCGAACCTCAGATCCATGATGAGGTGGATTCGATCGTCGGCGCTGTTGTTCGTCACCTCGTGCTCGATCGCGTTCTGGAACCACCAAATCTCGCCCTGGCGCATCCACACCTGTTCGTCGCCGCACCTGAACACGTTCCCGGGCTCGGACTGGAGCACCAGGTGATAGCGGTCCCAATAGGAGGCATGCCAGTGCGAGTCGGCATGCGGGAAAATGCGGCCGCCAGCCTTCACGCGGTTGATCATGCAACGGCCGAGCCGCGTCGCGCCCAGCGCCGTAACGAGCGCCATGATGTGCGCGCGCGCCTCTGGCAACGCGTCGATCTCCGGCCGCCACGGGCATTCATGCAGATCGTGGCCAGCGAGGCGGTTCTGCTGGTACAGCTCGAGATCCGCCTCGGTCTCGACCGGCACATGATCCTGAAAGCGCAGGTAGACGGTGTCCGTTTCCCCGAACGGCCCCTGTGGGAACTTCCGGAGAAAGTCATCGGCCAGCCAGAGTTCAGGCTTGCGATACAGAGCGTTGAGCAGCGGCACGACGTTCGCGCCTTCGGCAATCTTCTGGAAGTTGCGCATGTCAGCTCCCCGAAGTCTCGTAGACGCCGCCGGCGGCCGTCACCGCCGTTGCGGTGCCAGCAAGGGCCTGGAGCGACGAGCCCGGCGCGAGCTGCAGGCCAATAGTCTGCGGCGGCACATAGGACTGACCGGCCGAAAGCGAGAAGGCGGACAGGATCGTATTCGCCGCGCCAGCAACGCCGCCGCTCGGCACCACGTAGAGCGTCACCGGAACCGGGCTGCCCGTCGTGTTGGTCAGCGAGAAATTATTGACGGTGGCCGTAGTGCTCGACGGCGCGGTGTAGAGCGGCGCCGCGGCCGTTCCCAACTGCGCGGGCGGGATAGCCTTCGGAATTCGTTGCATGGTTACCTCGGGATGATGGTGAGGGTGGGCGCCGTGGCATATGTGATCGTCACGGCGTCGCCGGTGTTCATTTCGATGAGCTGGCCCCCCGTGGCGACCGCGAGGGCGAGCAGCAGCGATCCGCGCGCATAGGACACGGTATTGATCACTCCGCCCGTGATATGTAAGGCCTGGCGCGACGTCGCCACGTACTTGAACGGTGAAGCGGTCGGCGTCAGCGATGCGGCTGACTGCGCGCCGCCCGAATCGCCAGCCGGCGGGAAAACCATCTCGGCGAGGGCATCGGTGATCGGCATCACACCCTCGCAAAGGTCATGTCGGCCATCGAGTCGATGCCGGATGGAGTCGCGAAAATCTGCTCAGCGAGGCCGCTCGGCGCCGTCTGCGCGAACACCTCGCCGAAGCCAGGAATCGACTGCTGCAACACCGCGATCGCGGCGAATGCCTGCCCAAGGGCCGTGCTCAACTGCGCGACCTGAGCGCCGATATCCACTGGCACGGGGATGTCGGTTTCCAGGCTCAGGATGTCGCCGATCGTGATCTGCCCATCACCACCCGATTGGTCGCCGGTGCGACGGAACAACTGCAGCAAGAACATCCACCACACGGGATTGACGCGCCCGGTACCATCGATGAACGGCACGTTCGGCGGCGGGATATTGGCGTTGAGCGATGGAGAGTTGTTCGGCGTGCTCATGTGCGTGCCCTCGAAACATCGATCCAGGCTCCATTCAAGGCGGTCGCGATCGGCTCGGACCATGACAGTTCGAACACGCGATCACGCGCGTAGCCGAGCCGCTGATACTGGATCGAAGTGCGGAATTCACCGCGGCGTCCCATCGAGGCCGTGACGCGATTGCCCCACGTCGCACCGCGGTCATCGGACCATCGCAGGCTCAGCAGCGGATCCCTGGTGCCGTCCGGCATGCCGGAGCCGACCTGCATGTCCGCGATGAACTGCCGGAACAGCACGCGGTTGCCGTCCGAGCCAGCGAGGTGCGGGAAAGACCGGATGCGCTGGATCGGCTGCCCGTTGTCGGTATATGCGTTCGGATCGAGCGCATAGACGGCGCCCGTCTGCCAGTCGCCCACCAGGTTCCTGCCGGCATTGACGGAATGGCAGTTCATGCGGTGTCGCGCGAGCGTACCGTCCGGCATCAAGAACGCGCGCTGGTGCCACTGCTCGGTGGTGATGTCGTAGCCCCACGTCTTGTTGGCCGTCGGGAACGTCAGCATGTAGAAGGCGTGGCCGTTCTGCATGTAGGAGAAGCCGATCGCGTCGTTGATCGCCGCGTAGCCGCTCATCTCCTGCTCGAGCGCGTGAGTCGAGATGCGCACGGCCTCGTAATTCCGGCCGGCGAACACCACGGCCTGCCCCTGCAGGTCTTTGCCGAGCCAGAACAGCGCCAGGTCGATCTTCGCGACCGAGTGCTTTGCAGCGCATCCATGCTCGATATAGACGCCAGGCAGGCGGCCGAACGTGAAATCCGAGGCGCCGGTGTTGTACCAGACCTCGGTGGTCACCTCTCCGAACAGCCAGATCTCGCGATGCATGACGGCGTGCGTCACCAGGTTGTCCGAGTATGTCGACTTCGATGCGATATCGAGCGAGTCGAACGTGATATCGGCATAACGCGAGATATAGAACTGCTGCGTGCCGGGCTTGTTGAACACGAAATACCCGTCGACGTAATCGACCTTGTCGGCGCCGTAGAACGCTGGATCCGTGCACTGTGCAAGCGTATTCGTCGACATGTCGATCGTGAAGCCCGTAGGCGTCCCGTCCACGATGAAGACGTGGAACGTGTTGTCGACCATCGACACCGGGCCGCTGATGGAATTCAGTGTCCCGAGCTTTTTGTAAGTGTTCCCGGCGTCCACGTAGTAGACCGTCGAGCCCGCCACCTCGTAGCGCTTGCCGGTTGTCGCGGTATAGATCCCACGCGACTCGCCCGGCACCGGCGGCCTCGAAACAAGCGTGAGGCCCGGCGTCGGGTAGTAGGTGAACGGAACCGGTGCGTCCTTCGGGTTCTGCTCGCCGAACAGATTGACGCATCGCTGCGCCTCGGCGATCAGGCTCTTCGTGGCGTAGGCGCCAAGGGTGAGAGGCACACGCATCAGTAGGGCCGATCCGAGTAGATGTTGTAGCGCTGCTTCGACATCAGGCCCCGCGGCATGCGCATCGACTGGATCTGCACATTCATGCGCTTCACCACCCGTTTCGCGTTCATCGCGAGACGCACAAGCGCCGCCGTCGGTTCGAGCTGGTACGACGGCGCGGCATAGCAGGCGAGACCGTAGCGGATCGCGGCCATGTACTCGGGCGGCAGATTAACGTCATCCGCCGGAGTCGCGAACTGCGGCAGCTGCTGCAGCGTCACGATGTGCAGTTCGAACGTGTTGTTCGGGACCGGATACATGATCAGGTTGCCGAGCGGCCACGCTGAGTCGTAGAACGCGAACGACGGGAAGGAGGCGAGCTGCTTGAGCGCAATGCGCGCATATTCCTCACGCGCCTTGATGATGGTGAGGTCGTAGTCGATCGGATTGGCGGTGCCGTTGCTCAGGCGCGCGTAGGCAGCGTTGATCGTGTAGACCCAAGGCACGTTGAAATCGCCGCCCACGCCCACCGTGTACGACTGCGCGCCCGTCGACTGGATGGCCGTGTCGACCAGGTGGTAGACGCTCAGGCGCTCGCCCTGCCACTGGCCGAGCATCATGTTGAGCGTCGCCAGCGCATCCATCGTATCCTCGGGCGAGATCGGTTGCCCCACCCCGAGCGCGCCGATATCCTTCAGCGCGAGCGTGATCAGGTCCACCGCGGTGGTCACGCCGCCTCCAACGCGTTCCGGATCTTCGCGTTCGACCAGCGCTTGTCGACCTTCAGGCCTTTCTCGCCGGCGATCTGGAGCAGCGCTGCGCGCTCGTCGACTTCGCTCGAATCAGGCCGTGAATCCGGAAGCGAGTCACGAATCGCCACGCACATCTGCTCGAGCGTGGGCTCGAGCGCGGCCTCTTCTTCGGCCGAATGGACGATCTGGCCGCCCACCCACTTCGGATAGTCGAGGAAGCCGGCTTGCTTCTCGCGCGGCACGGGCTTCGCGCGCTCCGGCTTCTTCCAGCCCTTGCCGAGCGCGATGAATGCGTCGTCGGTTTCGACCAGGCGCGATTCGCCAGCGTCGTTCGTCACCCACATCGGGAATTCTTGGAACATGGTCCCTCCAGAAAGAAAAACCCCCGCCGAAGCGGGGGTCGATTGCGACAGCAGCGCGCCCATCAGCGCAGAATCCGGCACGCAAGCTCCGGATAGATCGCCGACCAGCCATACAGCACGTCGATCCGGCAAGGCACGGTGTCCGAGCCGATCGCATACTGGCGCGCGATGCGCATGGAGATGCCCTTGTGGACGCGGCGAGCGCCCCACGCACCGAACTTGTTGACATCCTCCAGGTCGGCCGTAGCCAGCGTGAAGGCGTTGCGGTGGTAGGCCAGATTGGCGCTGTACTGCGTCGACGCGGCGACATCCCACGTCAACGGCGCCGCGTTCGCCGGGCCGGCCGTGACGGTCTGGTACTGCTGGTTCGACGCGGCGGTGTTGATGGGCGGGAAGATCGACAGCGTGGCGTTGCCCGAGCCGTCGGCCGTGGCCGCCGCCAGCACGGTGAACTGCCGGAGGTAGCCGACCGACTGGCGGTTCTGCGGGTTCACCGCGAAGACGCCGCCGAGCGTGAAGGTGTCGCCCTTCGCGACCGTCCCGCCAGCGCCCAGGCCCGTCACCACCAGGCTATTGCCGGTCTGGCCGGCACCCGACACCGTGGCGTTCGTGCGCGTGCCCGTGGTGAACACGTTGACGTTCTGGTCCATGCCGATATCCAGACCCAGGCTTGCGGGCCTGAAGATGCCGCTTTCATACTGCTCGCCGATCGCCGGGCCCGGGTTGAACAGGCCGGCCGCCGACTTGACCATCGACGCATTGGTGGTGGGATCCCACACCGCCTGACGCATGCCGTCGCGCGGTGCGGCCTCGTTGTCGAGCTTCGCACCGGCGTTGAGCAGCACCGAGATATCGTTCGGCACGGTGCCGGCCGTCCCGACATTGTTCGCCACGTTCGCGGCCAGGCCGAGACCGTCGAAGTCGATCTTGTTGGCGATGGTCGCCATGGCCGGCTTGAGATAGCGGTCCGCGAACTCGTCCACGATCAGCGTGAGCTCCTGCGAGCTGAAAGTGAAGTCGACGTGGAACTGCGTCGTCAGGGTGACCGGCACCGAGTTTTCGTTCACGCCCTCGATGTTCAGGTTCGGGCCGGTGGTACCGACGAACCGATTCGGCTTGCGCGCGTTGACCGTTGCGCCGACCTTCGCGCCGGACTGAGCGAACTCGTCCGAGTAGTCGCGATTCGAGCGCGACGTGAACGCCAGGTTGTTCTCGAGAATCATCAGCGACTCGTCGAGGATCTTCACCGGAGTGAGAAGATTGTTTGCCATTTACGACCTCATGAGCGGTTATTACGGGCCCGCTTGCGCGCCGCAATGTAGTCCGCCGTCGTCGCGTATTCATCGGGTTCGACGGGGGCGGACCTGCCACCAACAGGGTTGATCGGCGCGGGCGCTTGCGAGACAGGAGCGGGTTTCGCCTGGCCGACCGTCGTTTCCAGACGGGCCAGCTCAAGCGCCATGCGAAGCGGAGACAGGGACAGCACGCGCTCGGCGACGTCGGGGTTCTGGCCCAGGTGCTGGAGCACCTTGTGGCCGCCATCCATCGCCGTCACCGCCTCGAGGAATTCTTGCGACGCGCCCCCGAGCAGCTGGAAGGTGCGAAGCGACGAATCCCACGCGGCGCCGAATTCGGCCTTGCCGGCATCGAACACGCGATTGCAGGCGTCGTTGAACTTGTCCTGCTCGACCAGGCGCCGCGCTTCTTCGCGAATCTGGTCGGGCGTGAGGTTCGATGACGCGCTGCCTGCCGGCGCCGAGGCTGCGGGCTGTCCACCGTCGGGCTGACGGCCGCGCGCTTCTGCGGCTTCGGCTCGGCGGATGGCCTCATGCTTCTCCCGCGTCAACTGGTCGATACGCCGCTGCACCCAGTCGTTCTTGGGTGCAGCCGGTGCTTCGGGTGCAGCTGCCGCGGGGGTTTGCTCGGTGCCCGGTACCGTGCTCGTTTCTGCGGGCTGATGCGCCGTTTCGGGTTGGCTCGCCGGCGTGGCGTTGGTGCCTTCGGGTGCTGCGTTTTCAGCGGTTTGCATGGACGTATCCAAGAATGTTTGCCCGGTGATGCCGCGCCGGTACGGAATGCAAAAGGCCCTCTCCTCTCGGATGCGGGCCTGCGGGAAGCGTGACGGCCAGGCGTTAGCGCTGGCCGCCGATGATGTATTGCTCGGCCGCCGGCGTGATCGGGCTCGCCGTCGTGTTCACGTATTGGATCGCCAGCGTGTTCGCCGCGGAGACGCGCACATTGCCGATCGACAAACCAACCTGGTGCGACGGCTTGTTCACGTCGATCGAGTCGCCGACCTGCAGCCCGGGCACCGTGAATGTCTGCTCGGCGCTCGTGTTCGCTGCGACCTGGGCCGGCGCGAGCGTCTGCGTGATGCGGTAGATGCCCTGGATCGGGGCCGTGGACCCAAGGTCCTGGAGAATGCCGAGGTAGCTCATGTCACTGTCCTTGCGGTGCGGGCGTAAAAAAACCCGCACTCGGCGGGTTCGGTTGGGATTGCGGGGCGGCAGCGGGATCAGGTGGTGGCGTGTCAGCCCCGGCCGGCATGCCCTGCCGCATCATCTGCATGACGACCTGGGTTGCGACGTGCGCGACGACCTGCGGATCGAGCGGCTGGCCGAGAGCCTGCAGGCGCTTCGTCTCGGCGTCGTAAGCCTTGATCTCGACCTCCTGCTGCTCGCGGCCCTGGCGAGCCTGCTGGAGCAGCGTCGTCAGGTGCTCGATCATCTGCCCCATCTGCGCCATCTTCTGCTGCATGTCCTGCTCTTGCGGCGACGGCCCCTCGCCGAGGATCTGCGGCGGAATCGTCCGGTGCAGGCGTTCGGCCACCTCGTCGGCCATCGGGAAGTCGGCCGCCTTGAACAGCAGATCTCCGGCCACCTTCATCAACTGCTGGTCCTGGCCCATGATCTGTGTCAGCGCGTTGAATGCCTCCTGACGGCGCGTCTCGTAGTTCGGGCCCACCTCGACCGTCACGTCATAGCGGCCGATGCCCGGGTTGAAGATCAGTTGCACCTCGTCGGCGATCGTCGGGTGCGGCTGCTGCGTGAGCGGCTGCTGCTGGTTCGGATCGATCTTCGCGAACGTCTCGGTGCCGTCCTCGCCGACGATGCGCACCACGCGCGCCGTGTCGTAGATCTTCGGGATCAGGTCGATCAGCACGCGGCCGGTGTAGCGGATCGCGCGCGCAACGTTGTCGATGAAGTGGTACGTGGCGCGGTCGCCCTGACGCTGACGCGCCTGGATCGCGACACCGGCCTGCGCGTTCGACGGCTGGCCAAACTGCTCCTGATACTGGCCGCTCGCCATCATCAATTCCTGCTGGGCGGTCTGCATGCCGGTCAGGTATGCGCTGGCGCCGACAGGCGGCTGCTCACGCTGCGGGCGAGGGATCTGCGAGCCATCCTCGCGCAGGCTGTTGTAGGGCAGATACGGCAGGTTGTCGTCGTTCGCACGCTGCCATTCATCCTCATACTCCTCGATGGCCTCGGCCGGCGCCACGTAGGGCGTCTTGGTCTGCAGCGCGATGAACTCGACGTTCGCCGAGGTCATGTAGTTGTACATGCGCTGGGCATCCTTCATTGAGCGCGTATGGCCCTTGCGCTCGACCTTGCCATTGATGACCATTTCCTCGCCGACGACACGCACGATCGGAATGTAGCGGCCCGCCCATGGGCGCTCGTCGATGACCTTGTCACCAGCGATCAGATACCAGGTGATTTCGGGCTCGCTGATCTCGCGCTTCTGCACGGTCTTGTCGCGCTCGATCACCGCGCGCTCTTCGGGGTCCTCGATCGACGACAGGCGCACCGGGCCGCGCTCCGGATGGTTCACGAGCATGTCGGTGGTCTTCATGGTCTTGCGGAAGTACTCGCAGACCCGAATGCGGTCCTTGCTGATCCAACCGCCATGCGTCGAAGTGTCGTCTCCGAACACCACGCTGCGCGCTTCTTCGCTCGGGTATTTCGCCTCGAATTCGGTCTTGCTCATCTCCTCGAACACGAAGCCGAACTTCGCATCGGCGCCGTCGGCCGATTCGATATCGCAATCGAGGTAGATGGTGAGCGGGTCTTTCACCCGCCGTAGGAAGATCTCCTGGTCGAACGAGCCATCATGCGCGTATTCGCAGACGATGCGCCAATACCCGAGGCCGCCTTGCACCTGAAATTCGGTGCCCGTGTCGTAGACGATCTCGGCGTGCGAGTTGTATTCGATGTGCCGGACCATGCCGTCGAGGATCTTCGCGATCTCGATATCGGCCTCCCCGTCAACGGGCAACGTCTTCACGCTCGGCTTGTTCTGCTTCGCGTCGTTGACGATCTGGAGATTGTGTTGACGGACCTTGTTGACGGTCAAAGCCGGGCGATCGCCACGTGCGTTCAGGATCGTATCCGGCCACTGCCAGTTGTTGTCGGAATCGCCGTTCGCAAAGCGCAGGTCCTCGACGAACAGCTTGCGGAAGTCCGACTCGTACTCCTCGCACCGGGCGAAACGCTCCTTCGCCTCGGCGACGATCTTGTCGTGCGGATTCGATTCTTCTTTCGGCTTGCGTGCCATATCACTTTCCCATCCAGCCATGCGCCGTCGACACGACACGGCGCACAACAGGTTTCGCTTTGGGCTTGGAGGCCTTCATGGCCCGGCGGGCGCCCTCGCATGCGTAGCGCAGGGCGTCGATGACGTGGTTGTGCTTGTCTTCGAGGATCGGCAGCACGAGGCCCGTGAGCGGGTCCTCCTTGTACTTGTAGAGCGTCAGCTCATCGATCACGTGGATGCAGCGCGGATGCACCACGATGTCGAACGACTGCAGGAACTCGACGCCCTCTTCCAGCGACCGCGCGCCCTTGATGGCCGCCCGGATCTTCGGGAAGCCGTGGTTGCGCATGTGGCTGATCGTCTCCGGTCGAGCCGAGTCAGCCGTGATCGGCCAGTTCTCGGCATCCGGCACGCCCATGAACAGCTCGGGCAGGTTCACGATCTCGCAGCCGACCTGGTATGCCTCATAGTCGACATACAGGCGGTTGCCTTCGATGTCGCAGCGGACCAGCACCGAGGGATCACTCGCGAAGCCCCAGTCAGCACCCAGGCGATGGATCGTGCCGGCCGGCCGCTCGAACTCCTCGATCGCCCAGTTCTTGAAGACGCGCGCCTCGCTGCGCTGCTGGTACTTGCCGAGCCACACGTGCGCATACTTGTCGGGGTCGCGCCGTTTGTCGTACTCCATTTCGACCTGCAGCACGTCCGGCAGCCACGGGTTGTCCATGTAGTTCGCCTCGACGACGATCGAATCGGGCGGGGGGTGATCACCGCGCATCAGATCGTCGACGGGGTCGGTGGCCTTGTTCGGGTTCCAATCGAACCAGATCTGCGAGCGGTCCTTGCGGATCGTCGGGCGCAGGATCTTGAGGCTGTTCGCGGTCGCGTTCTGCGCCTCGGCGAACCAGGCTCGATCGAACCCCTCCAGCGACTTGATCGACTCGGCCGTGTGGTTCTGCATCCCCTCGAAAATCGTCGTGCCACCGTTGCGCGACAGGATGCGGCGATCCTGCACGTCGAAGTAATCGCCAGCGTTGAACACCTCGATCTTCGATTCCAGCAGCTTCTTCACCGAGAACTCCAGCGACTTCAGCGTCTGGCGCAGGCACACGAAGTCATACTTGTCGCTGACGTTCTCCTCGAGCCAGAGGTCGCCGAAGAAGTGCGACTTGCCCGAGCCGCGGCCGCCGTGCGCTCCCTTGTAGCGCACCGGCCGGCCGTCCGGCATCTCGTTCGCCAGCAGCGGCGCGAATGCGCGCGGCGTCTCGATCACCAGGTCGCTCATGACTTGCGCTCCTTCGGCGCGGGGGCGGCGGCCGGTGCGGCTGGGTCGACGATGCGACGCGTGATGCGCTGATACTGGATCGGGCCGCCATCCTTGCCCGTGTGCTCCACCGTCTCTTTCAGCATCCCGAGGTGGCGCATGAGCAACTGGGCGAAACCCTGCTTGTCGTGCATCTTCACCTCGATCCCATCCTTGGTGCGCTTCACGCCGGCATAGAGGCTGCGCAGCTCGGGGGAAAGGTCGCGCGTGTCCTTCAAGAACACGTCGGCGACTCCCTCGCCAAAGCAATCGGGGCAATCAGCCACGGGCGATCGCCGAGGATCGAAACCGAAACCACCAGACGGATCGGGCGCGGACGGGCGCGCGGCAACCGGCGTGCGCGCCTTCTTCGCGAGAGCGAGGGCACGCTGATGGCTCCTCATCGCGAGAGCGAATTCGCGCTCGCTCACCCACTGATAGGCGTGATCGATCCCGTAGCAGTGACGGCAGCACGTCCGCCGGAACTCGATCAGGCCGTTCGCATCGGCCGTGACTACGTTCCAGAGCTCCTGAACGATCCGGTCCTGGTCGATCTTCGTCCGTTCGCTGCGCGCGGCCATGGCGGCGGCGATCGCTGACTGAACGCTAACATTTGCTAACAGACGGACCGCCTGTTCGTTGGCGGTCCGTTCGCTATAACCCGCGCGGCGAGCAGCAGCCGAGCCGTTCAGGTCGAGCAAATACTCCTCGACGAACCGCTGCTGCTTCGGCGTGAGCTGCTTGGACATCGCGCAGTCAGATCAGCGACTTGACCTGATCACGGATCGCAGCGACTTCATGGGCGAACACGTGGATCCCGAGCTCGATCTTGCGCTCGAGCGCTTCGAGATCGGCATGCAGCCGCGCAAGCAGCGTTTCGGGCGGCACGGCGGCCGGCGACGCCGCCGGAATGCCTCCGGCATCCGCGAGCGTCGCGTCAGCACGGGAGGAAAGCTGATCCACCGTTGTCGGGAACAACGGGAAGCGCGTCGAGCCAGTATCCTCCGCAGCCGTCGAAAAGGGCGCCGTCGCCGGCAAGGAAGAATCCGGAGCAAGGGCGCCAGTGCCCGAGCCCGACGTATTCACGGTGCCGTCGCCCGAGATCGCCGAGGGCGCGACCGCGACCGGCTCGCCCACCGGTGGGACCGCCGGCGCATCACCACCATGGCCCGGGTCGCTCGGTTGGCTCGTCGCGGATGCAGTCGCATCCGCCGTCGCATTCGCTGCCGTCGCCGCAGGCGGGACAGTCGACGAGCTCGGCGTGGCAAAATCAGCCGTAGAAGTCGAGATCGATGCTGCATCGGTCGCACCGGTTTGCTCCAGTGCGGCCAATCCAACCTCCCTCGACACCGCCGGCGCCTCCTGCGCCGAGCTCACGCTGGTGCTGAGCGGCACGGTGTCCGCCGAAGCGGAAACCGCGCCGGCATTGGCCTCGGGGCCGCTGATCGAGGTGGAAAGCGACGCGACGGCCGCTGCGTTGGAATCGGCCACGGCCTGCGTGATTTCGGCCGAGGGGGCTTGGTTCGGTTCGTCCATGACGTTCTCCAGGTTGGAAATGCAAAAAGCCCGCGAGGCTTGCGCCTGCGGGCTTCGGTCGGCTGAGAGCGAACTGGCCCCTGCCTGCGGGCCAATTCACTCGGACTATGCCGGAATCAGTAATCTGGGCGGATTATAGGTGCAATTTTCAGCGTCAACAAGTACGTTAGTTTTCCCCAATCGCCGCCAAATCGCCTCCTGGGCATGAAACAGCGCGAAATCCCAGATATGGCCGTGTTGCCGGCCTTGCTTCAGCTTCAGGCGCCGGCAGATAAACGAGGAATGGGCACGCCAGACGTAGTGCAACAGGAGCACATCCTTATCGAGCGGCATCAGCCGCTTCCAGGCCTCGTTGACCTTGCGGGCGTCCTGCAGGTCGCGCGCGATCGGGCCATCGCACGACACGCGATAGCCCGATCGGTGCATGCCCTCGGCCGATCCAGCCGTTCCAGGGGAATATCCGGAGGAGCGCTGAACCGCTCCCCAATTGTCGAGCCGAGGCTCCAATTCATGCAAATCCATGTCCATCCCCGTGGCATCACGCCCGAATCGCAGGAGCAAGCGGCCGAGTGCGCATCGGCGTAGCGTGGCTCAGGCGAGCCGTACAGCGAATTGCGAAATTTCGCAAACTGGCGGTTCAGCGTCCCTCGTAGAGACGTTGCTTGAGCAAATAGCCCTCGAGGCGCCAGATTTTTGCGACGGCGTTCTGCCGCGCGATCTTGCGGCCGATCTCAGCGTCGAAGTTTTCGGGACTCGCGCAGGCCGACTCGCCGGTCACGGTGAAGCCGTTGCGCAAAACGAGCACGCAGAAGGTCAGCAGCGCCAAGGAAGGCGGAGAAATCCAAGACGGCTTCCCGATGGACTCACCTGCTACGCCCTCCGCCGCCGTGAAATAGACCTCGTGCTCAATCGACGCCTCGATGTCCGTCGGTGTCACGCGCGCCGCCGTCTTTCCCTTGGCCCTGATCTCGCGTTCGATATCGTTGTCGTTCATGGTCCTACTCCTGGTTGCGCGGCCGACGGCCGCTGGTGGTGAATCCTTTTCGTCGCAAGCCATCGCGAGCATTTGTCTATGGATCTCGGCGCTGAGCCGATCGATTCGACGGCTATAAAACGGCGAGCGCCGACGCCGCTGCAGCTTCCCACCGTCGCGTTTGAACGCCGACCATTTGAAGCGCGGTCTCAGGTTACGGGCGAGTGCATTGACCTTCATCCCTCTCCTCCATCACGGCAAAACTCGGTAAGGAATACCGAAGTATTCGAACCATTCGAAAAGCTCGCGGCGCGCGGTCCAGTCGCGCGGAACGACAAATTCGAGCTCGTCATCGGTGTGCGGCCGCGCGGTGAACCGACAGACGCTGAAAGACCACACGGGCTCTTCAATTGATTCGCAATACCTGACGGCCCGCGAAACCGCCGACGGCACGTCTTCTCGCAGGATGTATGCGTGCGCCGTCACGGCTCGTCTCCCACATACAGCTCGAGCGCGCCGCTGGCAATGAAGCCAGCAAGCGACTTTCGGTTCTCGGACAAATATGCGTCGACTCGATAAGTGCCATCCCGGTTGAACTGGCGGCGCGCCGCCAGACCGCTCAAACGCTCGGGAAGCTCAACGTCGACGACGATGTAGGGCTCGAACTTCCCGGTGCGGCCGCGGCCCTGGAGCACGGGTCCATGCAGCCGCACGACTCGGCTCTCGAAGATCTCAGACGACGAGCCGCGTGCGGCGCCAAGCGGTACGATCATGTGAACCAGCAGTCTCATCCGTACAGCCTCTCAAGCGTGGCGTTCAGAAGGTCGATCTGCGTCATCTTCAGGATGTGAAGGTAATGCTGGTCGCCGTGGACACCGTTGCGCCCCTGGTGGCAATCGTCATGACACAGCGGCACCGTGCAGAAGTCGCCGGCGCGCTGCGCGCCGCCATGCCCGACGCGTACGTGGTGCACATCGGTCTTTGAAAGCTGCGTCCGGCCGAGCAGCGTGCAGCAAATACAAGCCATCTTCGCGACGCGGCCCATGTGCTCGCGCTCGCGCTTGTTCGCACGGTGGCTCACGCAGACGCCTCCGACCCTGGGAGCACGGCGGTAGCAATGCACCACTCGAGCGCCATCGCAAGTGCTTCGTCGAGCGAGGGATCCACGAAACGCATGTTCGCACCGATGAAGCGCACCATCCATGCAGGCTCGGCCGCGATCGCGCCGCCCTCATCGATGCGGAACGTCGTGACCCGTCGCACGCGCGGCTTCAAAGACCGGGCGATCATGCGGCGGCCCTCCCCATCGCGCACATTGCATGGAACGCCGGCACGACAAGCCGAACGGTATCGACAAGCTCACGCTCGAGCCGCGCGGCGCGCTCGGCCTCCGGCGTCGCGATGAAATCGGCCGACCTGGGAAACTCCTTCCCGGTTAGCGTCATCGCGTGGCCGCCCGGGCCGCGGTGGCCACGAGCAACGTATCCGTCAAGGACAAGGCGCAGCGACGCATGCTTGACCGAATCGAGCTTTGCATCGAGCCGCACCGCGACCTGCGTGGCCGTCAGCCCGGGTGCCTCGGCCAGGCATTCGCAGACGCGGCGCGCAAGCAAACTCATTTGCTTTTCTTTCATCATGCATTCCTCACGATGGGAAATCGTCAACAGGCATCAGCGCGTCCCCGAACGTGGTCCGCGCGAATTGGTAGAGGTCACTGGCGTTGAAGCGCTGGGCGTCTTTCAGTACCGCCTCGATGGCGGCCGGCTCTCGAGCGGCGCGCGCGACCAGGACGCGGTAGTAGCGCCAGTCCTCGTCGGCTTTCCGGATCCGCACGCCGAGCTCGAAGCCCTTCGCGTCGACGCCGGCGGGGGAGTCGAACCAGCGCGCATCGGCCACGCCCGCGCCGCCACGCGCCGCCGGCGCCGCGCCAAGGAAGGTGTCGACAAAGGCAACGTAGGTCGGTCTGGCGTCGCTGTCGCGATCGCGGGCCTTCACGGCGGCCGCGTGCGCCTCGCGCAGCTGCTCGACCGTCACGCCCTTGCCGATCCAGGTCAGCACCACGGCGCGGTCGGTGCCGCGGTTCACCTGCAGCGCCTTACCGCGTTCGCGCTCCAGCTCGATCAGGAGATCGGTGAGCGTCGCCTCGGCGTCGGGTTGAGGGATGCTTATTTTTTGAGCAGCAGCTGCAGCCGGATCGGCGGCGCGCGCGTTGCTGCTGTTTACTGCAGGGTTAACTGCAGTATTAGACTGAACCTCCTTCAGTGCCTTCGTGTCGTTAGGTTCAGTGCCTTCCGGAACGACGTTCAGTGCCTCGGGTGAAGGCACTGAACGTCCTTCAGTGCCGTTATCCACAAGCTGCTGAACGTAGTTCAGTGCCTCGATTTTCCGCCCCGTTTTCCGAGGCACTGAAGCACGTTCAGTACGTTTCGCATCGCGGTCAGGAAGTTGGAAGTTCTCAGGGATGAGCGGATGGTATTGATTGCGCGCCCACTTCTGGCCGCCGTAACCGTGTTTCTCAGTGACGAGCCAGCCGGCCTTCGCGGCGGCGCGCAGATGCGTGATCACGGCCCGTTCCGACAGGCCCGTCTCATCTGCGAGCAGCAGCGTCGACGGATAGACAGGCTCACCCGCATCGTTCACATGGCACGACAGCGTAAGCAGAACGTGCCGCGTCGTAGGCGGCAGCGTCGAATTGATGATGGCATGGCGCCAAGTCCATGGCTTCATAGGCGACCCTTTAGTGCCCATACAAGGCCACCGCAAATACAGCCGAAGCCGGCGACGTAGAGCAAGATCACGATACCCATCTGGCTACCCGCCGATACCGCAGTCGCCGTATCCCTCGCGCGCGCAGGCGCAGTTCAGGCCCGTTTGCGCGAGCGTCGCGTGCGCCTCGAGGTAGCGCCGCGACACCACGCGGAGATCCAGCTGCTGGATCGCGGTGTCGATGCGATCGATCGTGATACCCAGGCTCCCGCCCAGGAAGCGACTCACCTGCGTGTCGTCCCACTTGAGTGCCGTCTGCACCGGGCCGCGCTTGTCCGGGTCGGTCAGTGCCTCGCGAAACGCCTGCTGCATCGAGGGCTTTTTCCTGACGAATTCAACTGTGCTCATGGTCGTTCAACCCGTAGCAAAAACTTCTGAATGATGTTGAGGAGAAGGATGGGTAAGGTGTGGGTCACCTGAAGGGAATCCACGGAAACGAGCTCAGTTGCGGATGTCCGATGACAGGGAAATCCCCTCTCAGACGATGAGCGAGCTCGGCCTCCGCGGCCTCCTTCATCAGCTCGCGAAAATTGCGGGCGGCGGCGCGCTCGCGGCGCCGGGCCTGGACCTGCTCGAATGTCGGGCGGCGCGTCATGCGGCCGCCGGAGTGTCGGATTCGTCGACCGGAACGATGAAACCAGGAGGAAGCGCACGGCCGCTCTGCACGGCAGCACCGATGACCATTGCGGTGCGCTGCTGATCCAGCTTGTCGGGCCACTGCGAAACGGCGCCCCTGGTGATGCCCAATGCACGGGCGAGCGCAGCACCGCTGCCAAAGATGGCGGTGGCCTGCTGTTTGGTGAGGTTCATGCGTCGGCTCCGAAGGGATTCGCCGACAGTATAGAACCCTATACTGACTTTGGAAAGCATACTAAACCGTGCTTCGTTTAGATTTCTAACCCATGAAAGCTCTCGAAGACCGGATCCGGACGATCCTTCACGAAACGCAGGCCGAGCAGATCGAGCTTGCGGAAGCTGCTGGGGTGACGAAAGGCACGGTGACACAGTGGCTCGACGGCAAGATCAAGTCGATCAAACTGGAATATGCCGTCGGCATCCAGAAGCGCTGGGGCTATAACCCCGTCTGGATCGTGATGGGCCAAGGCAAGAAGAAGTCGTCGGGCTTTTCCAACGTGCGCGGAGCAGAGATCGGTTCTCGGCGCGTTCCGCTGATCAGCTACGTCCAGGCCGGCAAAATGAGCGAGGCCGTCAATCCCTTTCCGCCTGGGGCTGCGTTCGAGTATTTGCTCACTGACCTTGATCTGTCCGATGGCGCGTTCGCGCTCGAGATCGATGGCCTATCGATGGCTCCCGAATTCAATCCAGGCGATCGCGTTATCGTGGAACCGGCCCTTACGCCGCGCCCGGGAGACTGTGTAGTCGCGAAAAATGGGCATGAAGAAGCCACGTTCAAGCGGTACCGCGTGCGCGGCATAAATGCAGCTGGCCAGGAGGTATTCGAGCTCGTGCCGCTGAATCCCGACTATCCAACAATCAACAGTGAACACGAGCCCGTGACGATCATTGCGGTGATGGTCGAGCACCGGCGATATCGGAAAAAATGACAACGGGCGAACGCCCACTTTCGGGGATATCAATGAAGCATCTGTTTATCGGAGCGCTCGCGGCTACCGTTTTATGTGGATGCGCCACATATGACCTCTCGCTGATGCCGCGCGGCCCGGGCAAGCTGGCGCACGGAGAAGCGAAGCAGATCGATAAATCGGTTTCAATCACGATTGACGGTCGCACATATGCTGGGCGCTACGTCTACGTGCAAGGTGGCTCCTTCACCCTCGCAACGGCTTTCGCCGGCGCCTATACCGCGACGGGCAACTCGATAAGCACAAGCGTCGTCGGTAACGGAAATGTTTTGGCGAGCTCCCCGGACGGCCACAATCTCCGGTGCGTGTTCACTTTCAGCGGTTGGTCCCAGTCGGGGACCGGGGCATGCCTCACAGACGACGGCCAGACATACGATCTGCAAATTTCGAGATAGGGCTCACCTGGGCCAGAGGATCCCGCCACGCGCGGGATTTTTTTCGGCCAGTCGGTTTAGAACGCTTGACCTATACAGGATAGTTTTCTAAACTCGCCTCACTGTCACCCGACACCGAGGCAACCGTGCCCGAGTTCATCACCCAATACACCCCCGAAGAAATGGCGGCCACGCTGGCAGCCCTGAGCGACCTGGAGCTCTTTGGTTCGTACTGCGCCGCGTGCGGCGCGCGCGATGTCCTGCGCGAGTTCGCAGCGCGCGGCGGCCATGCGATCGCCTTCGGCCAGCTGCTCTATGAGCTGGACCTCGGCATCAAAACGATGCAGGTGCAGGCGGCGGCGCGCGGCCAGGACCTCCCGGACATCACCATCGCACGCCGGACGGCGCACTGATCATGGTGACGCACCACTTCGCCCAAGGGATCCCCTCCCTGCACATGGCAGGCGTGGTGATCGATGATTTCGGAACGGAGATTCACCTCCTTCCTCTCGACGCACCCCGTTGGCTGCTGAACTGGCCGACGATCTTCGCCGCGCTGGATTTCCTCGATTCCGAGGAGGTCCACTGATGCGCCGCCGCGACTGGTTCCCCCTCGTCGTGCTGTTCGCGCTCTGGCTCGCCGCCAGCGCGATCGCGCCGCCCGTCGAGTTCCTGCTCGGGATCGCGAAATGAAAGCGCTCCTGGTCCTCTGGCTCAAAGCTATCGCCCTCCTGCTGGCAGCGGCACTCGTCGTCGCGTCGCTCGAGCAGCTGGCCGGCGACGCTCCGCCCGCCGCGGCGGCTTTCATGCGCGGGGTCTGACATGCCACTGCCTCCAGTTTCCGAATTCGATATCGCTCGCGAGTTTCGCCTCCAGCACCGGCCGGGCTCGGCCGTCGACGCGATCACGAATCCCGCGGTGCGCCGCGCACTGGAGGCCGGCGCCCGGGCACGGGCCGCGCGCGAGGCGAACGAGTCGCCGCGCCGCGTGGTGGACGCGAAATCCCGCGCCGCCAACGATTTCGACTGAATCACTATCCCCTGCCGCGCCTGACCGCGCGGTTTCCGCAGGAGTCCTCCCGATCCTGCTTTTTTTACAACCTGGAGCTGCCGCATGGCCTCTACCGAAAGCATCCTGAAACTGATCGTGGATCGGCCTGGCCTGACGGCGGCCGAAATCGCCGATGAACTGGAAACCGCCGCGACGGACGTTCAGTCCCGCCTCGGGAAATACATCACCAGCGAGCACGTGAAGCGTGAGAAGAAGAAGCTCGAGAACCGCGACGTGTGGATCTACTTCCCCTCGCAGTCGCTCGTCAATGAGGGCGGCGGCCTGAACCCGGACGCAATGAAGCGTGCTCCCCGCACGCCGGCCGCGGCGCCCGGCGATTTCACGTTCGGCTTTTTCTCCGATGGCGCGCTATCGATCGCGAAGGGCTCGAAGGAAATCAGGCTCACGCACGACGAAGCGGAGCGGCTGATCAAGTTCCTCGACGCGATCAACATCGACCGCATCACCGCCGGCGCGTGAGCGCCGGTCCCTCCCTCCTCCCCGGATCCGACATGGCTAAATCGTCCCCGGTGGGCCGCATCATCGCGGTCCCGCTGAACCAGCTTCGCATTTCCCCGCACAACGCGCGGCCGAACGACACCTCCGACGTGACCGAGCTCGCCGCGCTCCTGCGCTCGCAAAATCAGCTGCAGAACCTGGTCGTGCACGAGTACGGCGAGGGCTATGCCGTTGCCGAGGGCGGCCGGCGCCTGCGCGCGTTCAATCTGAACGTCCAGCTCGGCCACACGAAGCCCGACCTGCCGGTCTGGTGCCTGGTCATCGACAGCACGGCCAGCGCGCTCGCGGCCAGCGTGGCTGCCAACTCGGGCCGCGAGCCGATGCACCCGGCCGACGAGTTCGACGCGTTCAAGGGACTGGTCGACGGCGGCAAGCCGATCGAGGATGTCGCCGCGCAGTTCGGCGTGACGCCGCTGGTGGTGCGCCGACGGCTGCTGCTCGCGAAAGTCTCGCCCAAGCTGATCGCGCTATACCGCGCCGGCGAAATGAACCTCGAGCAGCTGCAGGCGTTCACGCTCACCGACAAACACGCCCTGCAGGAGAAGGTCTGGAACAACGCACCCTCCTACCAGCGGCACCCGGCCAGCCTGCGCGCTGCGCTGACGAAGGGCGCGAAATCCACCAGCAATGATCGCGCCGCGCGCTTCGTCGGGCTCGACGCCTACGAGGCGGCCGGGGGCACCGTCGTGCGCGACCTGTTCGGCGGTCCGGATAGCGGCTATATCGCCGACGACGAGCTGATGCAGCGCCTGGCCGTCGAAAAGCTCGAGGCGATCGCGCAGCAGCTGCGCGACGAAGGCTGGGCGTTCGTGAAGGTCGTGCCCGAGATCGGCTGGAGCGACACGCATCCGTATGGCCGCAGCAAGCCGACGCGCCGCGAGCTCACCGAGGACGAACAGCAGGAAATCGATCGCCTCGAAACCGAGTGCGCGGCGAATCAGGAGCGCGTCGACGAAGACGACGATCTGACCGACGGCGACACCGAGCAGCTTGAGCATGCGATCGCCACGGCGCAGGCGCGCATCGAGGCAATCCGCTCGTCCGTCGAGACGTACAGCGATCGCCAGAAGAAGAAGGCCGGCGCACTGGTAGGGATCGGCCAGAACGGCCTCGTCGAGATCCACCGCGGCATGATCGCGCCGCCCGACCCCAAGGTGCAAAAGGCGAAGGAGAAAGAGGCCGCGCGCGCCGCCGCCGTCGAGCGCGGCGAGCCGGAGCCGGCCGGCTTCAGCGAAGCCCTCATGCGCAAGCTGACGGCGAACCGCACTGCCGCCCTCGCCGCGCACCTGCTCGAATGCCCGCGCGTCGCGCTCGATCTGCTCTGCACGCAGCTCGCGATGCAGACGCTCTACCGTGGCGGCTACTACGGCGCGGCCGGCGTGCAGATCCAGTTGCATGACCAGCAAGGCGCCCTGCGCAACGCCGGAGGCGCGCCGATCGAGAACAGCAAAGCGTGGATCACGATCGAGCAGAAGCGCGCCGAGATCCAGGCGCGCATTCCCGAGCACCCGGGCGAACTGTTCGCGTGGCTCGGCCAGCAGACCCCGATCGACGTCATGGAGATCCTTTGCTTCTGCACGTCGACGGCGCTGAATGCGATCACCAGCAGCGAAGCGGCGAGCCGGCCGCTCGCGGCTGTCGAAAACGCGATCGGCCTGGATGTCTCCGATTGGTGGCAACCGACGCGCGAGACGTTCCTCGACCAGGTGCCGAAGGCGATCATCCAGACCGCCCTCGAGGAAGCCGGCGCGAGCGACGCAGCGCGCAAAGCCGTCGGCGCCGCGAAGAAGGCCCAGGCGGCCGAGCTCGCCGAGGACGAACTGCGCGACAGCGGCTGGCTTCCGGGACCGCTGCGCGGGCCGCACTACTCCATGAACGCCGCCGCGCGCGCGGCCCCGCCAGCGGCCAAGGCGACCGAGGCGGCCGAGCCGAAGAAGCGCAGCCGCCGCCGGCCCGCGAAGCCGGCCGAGCAGGCTGAACCCCCTTCTGACAGCACTCCCGCGCCGCTCAAGCCCGGTCTCGATCCCCGGGCCGCGTGGCCCTTCCCGAAATCCGACCGCCCGTAGCACCGGTGCGCGCCGACGGGCGCGCACGAATCCTTCCATCCCACTCTCGAGGTTCCCATGGACAAAGAACAGATATACGACGAAGAAATCAGGCCGCTGATGAACGAGATCATCGCGATCGCCCAGGAACACAAAATCGACTTCGTGGCCTCGTTCGCAATCCCGACCGAGGCCGATCCGACTCTCAACTGCACCACCGGGATCGTCGCGCCCGAAGGTCGTGCCGAGCTTCGGTTCGCGTTGCGCGTCCTGGTCGACGGCTTGCCGGCGATATCGGGCTTCGCGATCACCACGCGTCGCGAGCAGTAGCAGCGATGCCCTGCACGCCCTTCCGCCTGCCTGGCGGCGGCTCAGGATTCATCTGCACCCGCGGGCGCGGCCGCGCGCCGCGCTGCTCGGTACCGGACTGCTCCGCGCCCAGCGCTTTCCAGTGCGATTTCAACACGAAGTCGGGGAAGACCTGCGATCGACACCTCTGCGCGGTCCACGCGCACCAGGTCGGCCCGGACGTGCATTTCTGCCCTACCCACCTTGCTGCCTCGAGCGGCGGCAAGCCGGCGCAGGGCGAACTCTTCTGACCGAGAATTCCATGACCACGCCACTGACCGACGAGCGCCGCGCGGCGCTCAGTTCCCTGATCACCAACTGGTTCAGCACGCTGGATGCCGATGGCGCCCTGATCCGCGAGTTCGACTACTTCGACGTGTCGAAAATCGACGAACTGATCGAGCAGGCCATCGCGCCGACCATCGCCGACGCGGTGGAATGTGCGCTCGCCGCCTCGAGCGCCGCCGGCGCCGAGCTTCCCCCGTTCCCCACCATGCTGCGGAAGATGTGGAGCGGCGGCGACGTGCAGCGCTGGATCGACCAGAACATCGCGCCACTTGTGCGCAACGCTGTGCCGCCAGCTGCAGGCGTACCGCCCCACGTGCGCTTTTCGATGGAATCGACTGCGCGATGGCTGGAAGGCGGCTGCGATCCGCATGCCGCTGCGAAAGAAATCCGCGCGTGCCTCGGGAAGCTCGACGCCGCTCCCACCACCCCGGTCGCAGCGGCCGAGTCGCCGTCGCTCGCGAATGCGTGCGAAGTACTCCGCGACGCGGTGGCCGCGAAAAGCATCCTGGCGCTCGGCATGGTCCATGGCTTGGCCTCGTTCGCCAAGGTGGAAGCCGCGCCTTCCACGCTGGTCGCCGCTGGCGTGGCGCAGGGCGCCTGCAAAGGCAAGAACTGCGGCGCGACGGATGGCATCAGCCACTCGCCGGAATGCCTCGCCGAGTACGAAGCGGCGGTTAACGGGGCTGTCGCCGCTGATGCGTCACGACAGGACGAGCCGCGCCTCGACAACCCGGCTCAAGTCGGTGGAACGCGCTTCGGGAAAGGCGTGAAGTGGTCGACGGTCATCGGCGCCGCGCAGCGGCATTTCGACTTCATGCAGACGCCCGATAACGAGGCTCGGCGCATTGCTCGTGCGGCCGAACTCATGGCGGCAGTGCGCGACGGCGCAGCAGTATCGCCGGCCGACGACAACGCCACGCAGCTCGCCGAAGCGCGCCAGTTGCTCGCCCACGCCAGCGAATTCGCAATGATGCAGCTCGACGAAGACTGGCACGAGCGCGCCGCCGCCCTGCTCGCCCTGCCGGCCCCGGCTGTCTCGACCAGCGCGCCACCGGCGCACTGTCAGTGCCCGGCCTGCAGCGGTGGCGCCGCGCATGCTAGCGACTGCGCAGTCCACAATGAGCCGGCCATGCCACGGGGACCGTGTGACTGCGCCGCCGGGCGCGGGCTGTACCGCAAATTCGACGTGCGCAGGCTCGACGGCAGCAGCGCGCCCGGCGGAAAGCATCACGGCTGTGAATACTTCGTGCTCGATCTGCAGCATGACGCCCACGCGGGCGCGTCGCTGGCAGCCTATGCGCGCTCCTGCTCGACCACGCACCCGGCGCTGTCGGCGGATCTGCTCGCGCGCGCCGCCGCGCTCGGCGCGCCGGTGGCCGTTGACGAGTGGGTGTCGAAAGTCGATGCACTTCCCGCCGCGCCCGGCTGGTATCTCGTCATGCTCGCGCCCGACAACGATTGGGAGCTCATGAGCGACACGCCCATCCAGGTTGAATTCGGCGCGTACAAGCACATGCCGCAGGCCTTCACGCACTTCTACGACGGCTGCCCGGGCGAGGACATCACGGAAGCGGTTACCCACTGGACCCGGCTTCCCGCGCCGCCGCGCCAGGCCGCGCCGGCGGCCATCGAATTCAGCTATGCGCTCAGCCAGCATGCCGAGAGGTGGAGCGGATCATTCGACTCCATCGTGGGAGCGCTTGCGGAAGCCCTCTCCGATCTGGACGACGCCGGCGAGCGCGGCCGCGTCATCTGGGTCGGCCAGAACCAGCCGATCGATATCGATTATGACTCGCTCGCTGAAGAGGTGATCGAGCGGATCCAGGAGCAGGCATTCGACCAGGTCGGGGAGGTGGCCGACGTGATCGGACCATATGAGGAAACGGAGACAAAGCTGCTGTCTCTTGCGATCAAGCGGTGGATCGACGAACACGGCCAGATCGGCTGCTATCGCATCGATCACTCGATTGCGTATGGGCCCGGCGCGCCGGAATACAAGGCAGCGGTTGTGCGGCTGCGCGAACGAGATGGGAGTGAGACGTGAGCCTCGATCCAATCTCAACATCCCCACGCGTCGACAAGCTGATCACGGACGTGATGAAGCGATTCCCCGGCGAAAGCCGGGCCGCGCAAGCTCGCTACTACGAAGAGGTCCACCAGCACCTCGCGCCTCTCGCCCGCGAGCTCGAGGCCGAGGTCGCACGACTGCGCGTCGCGCTGTACTCGACCGTGCCCGGCGAGCGGTCAGCCCGCGACGATGGGTTCTTCGCGGGCGTTTGCGTCGCACTGCAGGTTCTCACTGCGCATGACCAAGGTGTGATCTGGAAAGACATCGTGAAAGCGTGCGGCGTGGATGAGCTGCTGCAGTACGCAGCGAACATCGAGCCCGAGGAGTGGGAGCTTGCAGGGTTCAAGCACTTCGCGCGCGGCGAGCTTGGACGAAGAAAGCCGGCCACACGCGGGGGAGCGAAATCTTGAGCGAGAACAGCAAGATCGAATGGACGGACCATACGTTCAACCCCTGGGAGGGATGCCAGAAGGTCGGACCTGGCTGTGACCACTGCTACGCGGAGGCGCGCAACGCGCGCTTCGCCGGCGGCACGGCGGTCAACTGGGGGCCCGGCGCGGCGCGCCGGCGCACGTCGGCCGCGAACTGGCGCGAGCCGGTGCGCTGGAACGTGCGGCATGAAGAGTTCTTCGCCGCACATGGTCGACGCCAGCGAGTCTTCTGCGCATCGCTGGCCGACGTGTTCGACAACGCGGTGCCGGCGGCATGGCGCCGCGAACTGGCGGCGCTGATCGAGGCGACGCCGGCGCTCGACTGGCTGCTGCTGACGAAGCGCATCGGCAACGCGGCCGCGATGCTGGTCGACATGTTCCCGGCCGGCACGCCGGATCACGTCTGGCTCGGCGCCACGGTCGTCAACCAGGCCGAGGCAGATCGCGACGTCCCGAAGCTGCTCGCCACGCCGGCGGCTGTCCGGTTCCTGTCGATCGAGCCAATGCTCGGCCCGGTCGATCTGAGAATCATTGCTTGCAAAGCGTGCCCGAACTCGGTGGACGGCCTATTGATGGATCCTGAAACAGGGGCTCACGAGTGCTGCAGCCGCTGCGACTTCACGGGCATCGACACCGATTGGGGAATCGATTGGATCATTGCCGGCGGCGAAAGCGGCACCCGCGCGCGGGCCGCGCACCCCGACTGGCTCCGCTCGCTACGCGACCAATGCTCCGAGGCCGGCGTACCGTTCCTGTTCAAGCAATGGGGCGAGTACTTGCCGTGGACGCACTTCCGTAGCGCGTGCATCGACGATCGCCCCGAGCAAACCCGCTTCCAAACCATGGAATGGATTGGCGACCGGTGGGCCGACATCGGCTACCCGCTGGCGGCCGACTCCGCTGACGGCGACATCGACGGCCGGCAGTGCGTCGGCCGCGTCGGCAAGCGCGCCGCCGGCCGGCTGCTCGACGGCGTCGAGCACAACGGATTCCCATTGGGATGCACCCGTGCGGAGGACGTGAAATGAACGAACGCCTCATGTCCGAAGAGGATCTGCAGCACGTCACAGGCAAGAAGCGCCACAGCGCGCAGGCCGCTTGGTTCCAGCGGCATTTCGGCCTCACGCCCGTGCAGAGCGCCGACGGCCGCATCATCATCACCTGGGCGGCGTTCGAAGGCCTTCAGGCCAAGCGCGCCGGCATCGGCGAGGCGCGGGCGGCCGCGGGCCCGCGGCCGAGCCTCACCCCCATCCGGAGGATCGCTTGAACGCAGCGCGGCGAAGAAAAAAGGACGTGCCATGGCCGCGCCGGGTATATCTGCGCTCGAACACGTTCTGGTGGGTGCGGCCCACCGACGAGCAGTGGGTCAAGCTCTGCCGGCTGGAAGATGGCGAAACCCGCATGCTCGAGCGGCTCGCGGAAGAGAAGCGCAAGATCGAGATCGACCCGAACGCCGGCAACATCCCGCGCCTGGTCGACGTCTATATGGAGACGCACGAGAAGAAATACGCCGAATCCTTCCGTGACGAGTGGCGCCGCCGCGGCGAGACAGTGAAGACGGGGTTCTCGAAGTTCGACATCCAGCAGGTCGACGCCGGCGCGATCTACGACTTCCTGCACGACAACTGGGGCGACAAGCTGCCGACATTCCAGGCGATGCACGCCTGGCTGTCGAAATTCTTCGCCTGGGCGACCGTGAAGCGCTACGCGAGCGGAAATCCGTGCCGCGAGATCCAGGTCAAGAAGCCGAAGAAGCGCACCGTCTACATCCCGAACGATCACTTCCTGGCGATCCGCACGGCGCTGGCCGTGTACAGCTACGAGAAGAAGATCAAGGGGCAGAAGCGGACGATCGAGGCGAAGGTGCCCACCGGGCCGATGATGCAGGTGTTCGTGGACCTCTGCTATCTGACGATCCAGCGCGCGACCGAGATCCGCGAGCTGCAGTGGAAGCAGGATCCGGCCGACCCGTTCGGCTGCAGCTGGGTGGACGAGAACGCCGGCGTTATCCACTTCGTCCCGTCGAAGACCGAGGACTCCAGCGGCGAGGTGGTGGACTGGCCGATCACCCCGGAGATCCAGGCCGTGTTGGCCCGCGCCCGCGCGCTCGAGCCGAGATTCGGGCAGCGATATGTGGTGCGCGACGAGAACGGCGCGCAGAAGACCATGGCGGCCTGTCGCGACGCCTGGCGCGATGCGAAGCGACGCGCGGGACTGAGCAAAGCGCCTTACACCGTGAAAGATATCCGCGCGAAGGCCATGACCGACGCCCGGCGCGCCGGCTACGATATCGACGCCCTGCAGGTGGCCGCGGCGCACTCGGATCGCAACACCACCGAGATCTACATCAAGTCGCGCGACGTGCCGGTGTCCACGGTCAGGATGGCGCTGCCGGCCGCATGA